CAGTCAGTCCACTACCGGTAATATTTGTTACTGTTAATGCAGTTTGTTCACTATTAGTTATCCATGCTTGTTTATTTATTAGCCTCACTCTATCACTTAATTCTAAAATAGCTGTACACTTATTTGTTATGGTAGGATTGCTATTTATTGCATTTACCAATGTATTTAGTGTCGTATATGTACCAGTATTAATAGAAGTGCCGCAAATTGTTAAAGTTGATACATTTATTGATATATCTGTCATTATTAATATAACATCTTGGGTTATTGTTGTACTAACAGGTCTTTCCCATACTTCAGGTATTTCATTATAAGGTATAGCAAACTGTGTTTGTTTATATAAAGTTCCTGTACATACTTCCATTGGAAGTGTGCTACATGTTTGTTTAATTGTAAAAATGTACCGATTTTCTGTATTTTTAGTTATTACAAATCTATTGGCCATTGCTTTACCCTTCTGTATACTTAGATGTATAAACATATTCAATAGTGTCTTTTGCTATTTGAGCTTGTTTCATTACATTATCTAAACCCATTGTAGCACATTCTTTATCTTTTATTACTGTTACCACATTAATTGTTTTTATTTCTGCAGTTAATTTCTCTAATTGTTTAATAGCTTCATTATGTTTATCTACTAATAAAGTATCTTTTTCATATACTTTACTTAATCTTTCAACTTCAATTACTTCTAATTGTTTATTTTTTACATCAACCTCTAATGCAAATTGTATCGCGCTTTGCATAGCAGATTGTATTGCTGCTGTATATACAAGCCCAGCTTCACCTTGTGTAATTCGATTTGCATCAACTTCTTTATCTATATGTAGCATAGAAGTGTTCATTAGTACATCAAATATGCCAGTAGCTGTAGCGTTTGTTATTGTATTTATATCTATTGCCATATCAATCCTTTTTAATCTACTGTAGAACCCACTTAGTGAGTTCTAACTAAACTAATTTGCAAATACTCTAGTATTTTGTGATTTTTTTAATGCATCAATTTCATCTTGGGTGTATCCTTCTACCATAGTAACTCTAAATCTTGGTTGAGATTTCACTACTGGTTTACCATCAGCATCATTATTTTGTACTGTCATGTGTACTTCTTCTAGTCTCTTAGCTACACTATAAGGCAACCCTTGTGGTCTGCCATGTAGTTGTACATTCCATACTTTCGGACCTGAGTTCAAATTACCGTATCCAATAGGAAATACTCTATTATCAGCATCTTCATCAATTACTACTCTTGTTTGATGATCAGTTACGATATACTTATACATTACTTGTTTAAGTTTAGCTCTTTCAAATGCATCTACTGTTCTACCAGCTTCTACACTTTTAGAAATTGCTGTAGTATTAACTTTTTCTAATTCTTGTTTAGTATCAGCATTCACCTCATCTTGTTTAGCCTTATATGCTTCTAATACTGTTACGTATTCAGCATTAGTGATATTATCCACATCTTTAGCTGAGTTTTTTACTTCATCTACCAACTTCAAACTTGTAGCTGCTGCTATCAGTTCCGCTTTATTCATTTGTGCAAAGGTTTTTGCCATTTTCTTTTCCTTATATAGTTAACTTTAGTCATTGCTATTAATTGTTGATAGGCATTTTACCCATCACATTTCATTGGTATATTATACATTAGCCAACCTTACGGTTAGCTAATCGTATTATACATATAGTCCTGGATTTTTACTGCATGCAAATCTTAATGAACAGATTCTTTCTGGTCTATAGTTAAGGAAACCATAACTCCAATTAGCAGCGATACCAGCCATTTGCCCATGCATATCATTATGTACATCAGCAACTGGTGGAATATATTTAGCACTTGTATTATTTGAGCCAAATCCTGTAATTGAGAATGAATCATCACCAATTACCATTGCTGTAAATACATCATATTTTCCATTAGTTTTATAAGCAGCAGCTTGTTGTGCAGCTGTAGCACTATCATTACCATCTGCAACTGCAAGTCCTGCACCGTATTCAACTTCTAAATCAAGTACAGATACAAATCTAAATGATCCAATTTTACCAATTTCGTTATCTAGTAACTCAGTACCAGCAGCATATTGTTCTTTTGGAGCAAATACTAGTACACCACCTGGGCCTTTCATAGCTCTTAATGTTGGGATTACTTTAGTATTTACATACATAACCCATGCATCACTTACAACTTTAGTATCAATCAAGTTTGTACCTGTTAGAATTTCAGTATCCATTGGTACATCATTATTTAGCAAGTATTGCTCTAATGCTTCTAAAGCAGTATATGTAAGTATATCTGATCCATCAATTTCTGATGCTAAATCAGTATCAGGATTAATAGCAGCATTACAAATAATTGAGTTTACATGTGAAGCAGCAACTAAGTCTTTTCTAATTTGCATTTCTTTTAAATCACTAATTGCATCAGCCATATATTGGATTTTTCTAGCAATTAACCCTTTTCTTGAATCTAGCTCAACTGATCTCATAGAGAACTTATGTCCATAACCATGGAATGTGATATTAGCAGTAACCATTTTACTATTATGTGTTAATAGGTTAACAACTCCACCTTCTTCTGGTAATACACCAATTGCATTAGTTGATGCAGCATAACTTGCTTCACCATTAAACATTCCGCCTGAACCTGACATAGCTACTTGATCTGAAGGTAGTCCAGTTGTTGCTGCAAGTTTTGCAGCAGCTCTAGCTAATTCCCATGTTGCATATGTGCCTGTTGCATAATAATCTTTTGTATCATAAATTGCTGTAGCAGTTGTGATATCTTTTGAACCTGCTGGTACTCTATACCATACATCTCTCATAATTGTAGCAGTAGTTGCATCAACACCACCATCAACTAATACTCTTTTATCAAGCATACCGTATGAAACTTCTCTTGATAATTTATCACCACTATTTTTTGGCATTGTGTATCTATCAGCTCTTACACCAAATACTTTTTTTCTTTTTGGCATTTCTACCACTGCAGTTGTTACAAATTCCTCTGTAAACTGTCTATCAATTGTTGAAGATGTTACTCCACCTGTATTAAATTTTCCTACTAGATTACTCATTTTATGCTCCTATTTTATTGCATCATCATATTTTTGAAGTAATTTCTGAAATCATCACCTTTTAATGATTCTGGTTTGACCACTTCAGGAGCTTTCTTCACCGCTTTTTGTGTACTAACTGATGCAGCTTTTTTTCTTTGCTCGGCAACCTCTTTTTCTTTTGCCTCAGCTTTTTTCTTGAATTCTGCAGCAGTTCGATCATCCTTAATTCGGGCTTTTTCTGCCTCTACTTTTTGTGCATTAACTGTTGGTTTAGCTACTGTCGGTTGTTGTGCTTGTAGCCTTTTTACCGCTAATCTGTACTTATCAACAGTGCTATATTTATCCAATTCCCCATGTGCATCTAGCATTTCCATTGTTCTGATTTCGTTTTGCACAATATCATATGAACCGTCTTGTAAATGACGTAATAGGTCTGCTCGTACTGCAGGGTTTTCTAGGAACTCTTGTAAACTTGCATCATCAAAGTCTTTAGTCAATACTTGATGAAATCTACTTTCAATTCCTAAGTTTCTTGCTTGTGTCGATACATCATCAAGGAGTATTTGAGTATCAGTAGCTAGAGTATTTTTAGTAACATATTGTATGTCTTCTAAATCTAATTCTAACGGATCTATCCCTTTATCCTTAATAACTTTTTTAATCGCTTCTGTGTCACCATCAAGTAAACTCATTGCAAAGTTAAACTTGTCTGGGTCATTCATCAGATTTCTTTCTTCCAGTGGCTTAATAAATTTTTTGTACTCTTTGAACACTTTCATTTTATCACTATAGCCGTGCAACATTTGTTGCGCTCGAATCAAGTCAGCAGGATCTTTAAATCCTTCAACTTCTCTACCATTAGCTGTAAATTTAGCTAAAGCAACTTTTTCGTAGAATTCCTTATAATTAGGTTCTTCTGCTATAGTATTTTCTGACTTATCGTCATTGACAGCTTCTTGAGCGTTTTCTTCCTCAGTATCAGTAACTTCATCTTCAGTTTCCGGAATTGAATCGTCATTCTCTTCTTCTGTTTCAGTTTCTTCAGTTACCGCTTCTTCTTGGTCTGTGTCCTCAACGTCTGCTGTATCAGTAGTACTATTTTCTACTGCTTCTTCTTCAACACTTTCTTCTACTACATCCTCATGTACACCAGCTAGCATAGCTTCCATTTGTTCTTTTACAGTCATATTACTCACCCCTGCCTTCTAGTATTTGCTGTTTTAGTCTCATCTCTTCATCGATAATCCCTTTAGCATTTTGTCCTAATATTGCAACAGTGCCTTTATAGCTGTCAGTACCAATGTATCGAAGCAAATCTTTGATGGTTTCTAATTGATGTAAATAACTTTCTTTGTCTTCTAATTTAGTTGTTCTTGGTGATAATAGTAATGTGTATACTCTATCAGCCTCTACATCTATAAGTCCTTCAGTTATTACCAATTGAAAATCCTCATTTTGTTTGAGTCTTTCTAATGCCTCTGCTCTTTGAATATACCAATTTTGCAACTCTATTGTTGCATCTATTGATGTAATTTTCTCGTCAATGTTAAGTATTTCACTCATTGCATTAATCCTTAGTGTTTTATTTACAGCTTTTAACGACTTCCTATCTGGTCGGCTATTATGCTATTTGTCCTAATCCAGCTTGTGTTTGTTGTTGCCTAAGTAGCTCTTGCAACATTTCTTTATATTCTGGTAGTACATTTTCATCGGCAAATACTACTCGTGGGTCGACTTTATTTGCCAGTACAGCATCAATTGCTTGTTTACTATAAGCAATGACAGGATCTTGTTGCTCTGCTGCAACTTGAGGATTTCCCAATCCTTGTGAAGCCGTTTTTCTTGCAACATAATCTTGTATGTAATCTTGTAACACAGCATTTTTAACCACATTAATTTGTTCTTCTGCTTTTTGATTATCTAAATTTGCGTATGTAAGTGCTTTTAACATAAATTCTCCTATTTTTTACTATTGTATATTAATTAACCTTAGATGAAGCTTTTTTTGCTATCTCTACAGCAGCATCAAATTCTTTATCTCGTTCAAGTTCAACCCTATTTTGACCTGTTGTTTCTTTCACAAATCTCATTGCCAAATCATCTGCTTGTTCTTTGTATAGCGCAGCTCTTGCTACACTTTCCTCTGCCCTTGCCTGTTTTACCATTGTATCTGCTTGTAAATTCTCGTCAGCTCTACTTACTCTTTCTATTATTCTTGAATCCATTTCTTCAATTCGTTTTTGTATTTCGAGTAACTCTAATTTAGCTTTTTGTAATTGTAGTTGTTGTATTTCTTGTTGTATAGGATCTGGTTGTGGTTCATATGCTTCTAGTGATTTTGCTATTGCAGGTTGTTTCCATAACTTAGCAATTGCAGCTCGCAGCATTCTAGCCTCTTTTGGATCCATATTAGCAGCATTTGTTTGTAACAATACACTTAACTTATTAGCAGTGTCTTCATCTTTTTCTGGTGTGCTTACATTAACTCGTAAATCAAATTCTCCAATTAAGTCATCTCTTCTTACAGCTACAAATTCTTCATTTGTAACTCGTACCACTTCTTCTTCACTTAAATATGCTTGATTCATAGCAATGGTTAATGCAGCTATATCTTTAAATAACTCACTTAATCTTCGTAATATACTTAACTCTCTTTTACTAGTTGCATCTAATGCAGATCGTACTTGTGCACCAGTTTCACCTAGTGCAGCTCCACTAATTCCTCCACTGAATGCTTTAGTTCCAGTCAGTGCTTCAGCTTCAGCTTGTTGCCACTGTATCATACTAAATACAGTTTGTGGTACTGGGTCTATTGACTTTCTGTATATTGCCCTTTGTGGATCCATACCAGTTCTGTAAAATACAGTATTACCTTTATAATATTGTTGTTTCATTGAATCCGATGTAAAAAATGTTTCATCTATAAATTCTTGTCCAATTGCTTGTTCACTTGTTATGTCATGTGCAGCTCTTGTCAATTTACCAACAGATTCTTGATTTTCTTTTAATAGTTCAGCATCTGGTTCACCCATAACTTCTTTTTTAATTGGCATATATGTAGCTAAGCTAAATGGTAATCTTTTATGTGGTAGTGGGTTTTCCTCTAATCTAATTAGCACATTACCAACCCATGTAGCTACTATTGGTACTAACACACTATCTCCATTTATATCCCAGTAACCCCAATAATCATATGCAGTTAGTTTTTTTCTAGCTTTATCAGTAAATTTAAATTCATTATATGCATCGCTTTTATGCTCATCCCATATTATAGTTCCATCTTCATTTTTTAATCTATCTAAATTTTGATATACACCTTTGACTTCTTTAGTTTCGTCATCTACTATATATTCTTCTTTTTTTAATGTTGCTATATTTGTTACATACTCATGTATAATGAAATTGGCATTTTGTATGATCCCTTCACATGTTGGATCTATTACTATATTAGCATTATTTATTACTTCATATTTTGGTTGATTTTTTATTATTTTTGGTACTTCAACTTGTATTATTTCTGTGCCGATTTGCATAGGTTCACCAGCATCAATTCTTGCAATATATTCTTCTTGACTCATTGATCCATTAGCAACCAGTTGTTGCATTAGTTGATAGGACTCTTCAGCACTACCATATATGGGTTGTTCTTGGTCAACCAGTACCATTTTTTCTTCAACTTCCCAGCCTGTTTTGACTATTACTGTACCTTCATCCACTAAAAACCGTACTATGTCATTTACTAGTTTTATTCTTGGTACTTTAGCTGCCCATTGATAGTTTAATAATAATTGATTTTGTTCAGCAGATTTTACGTCTTCCCATGTAGCTGGCAGTACATCGAACATATCATCAGTACTTAAGAATGGATCTTCTAATGCAGGATATTTCCATTCATTATTTTTTCGTATTAGTTTTGGTCGACTAATTGATTTACCAGGTCTTGGTGTAATTTTTGTACCACCCTCTCTTAGTTCTTCATATTCCATTAGTTTAGTTCTGTAAGCTTCTAGAAATCCTGACGACGCTTCTAGATCGTTCTTCAAGTCTTGGAACGTAGGCTCATTAGCCCATGATGTTAACTTTGTAGTGGCTTTATCTAGTTTTTGTTTCATTACTATCCTATGTTTATTAGTTTAACAAGCTATTGTATCAGCTACTTAATTAATCTTAACTTAGTCAATCATTTCATCTATAGCTATTCGCAATTTATCTCTTTCAGCTTTCATTTCAAAATAGTTAAGTAACACGCATTTTGTATTGTCTAGTATGCTATCAAATCTACATTGTTCAATTTTAGCTTCAGTTATTTTTGGTATAGATGGTTTCATATATTTTACTACTGGCTCACATTGTGGACATTGTTTATTAGTACACGATGTCAGTGAGAGCACGATTACTAGCAATGCAATCAGTTTCGTTTTCATCTTTTACCTTTACTATTTTATGTATGTATTGTATTTGGGGCATATATTCTTTTTCCACTTTAGTAACCCTCTTTTCAATTACTTTAGTTTTCCACTTTACTGTTTCAATAACAACCTTATCAGCTTTTTGCATAGCTGTTATATGATTTTTTAATGTGGTTATTTCTAACTCGTTAATATGTTGTACCTGAGTCAGCTTTTTTATTTCAGCTTCAGTCACCTTCAACTTCAGCATACCTGCTATCAATATCACTACGAGAAGGCTTATTGCTAGTAGTTTTACATCTTTCATTATACTCCATATTATCTGCATCATTATATCTCCTTCCGATATATTTACCTACCGCATATGTTCCTGAACAGTACCCTAGATATACAGCTAATACATCATAACTTAATGCATTTAACCATATTCCATGATATAACATAAGTATGGTGCCTGTTACTGCACCTAAAATATTAATTGTTCTAGCACTGCTAGTTTCACCTTTATCGGTTACAGCTTCTTGTATAAATTTAGTCATTAGCTTTATTCAACTGTTTTAAAAATTTTCTAGCTTCTATCAATTCTTCTTTAGTAGGTCTTGGTTGTCTCATAGCCTCATCATGCAATTTTTGTATAGCGGCAGCTCTTATCAATTCTTCTTTAGTAGGTACTGGTATTTTTCCATAGTGTCCACCAGTAAACATACGAGCTAATCCTATTGCCGACTCTCTTTCAGGTACTAAGCCGAATGTTATACCAGAAGCAGCTGAGGCAACTCCTGAAGAGGTCTTTTCTACCAATCCATCATTTCTTAATTCTCTGGGAGGATTTCTATACCCGCCCATAAAATCAGCAGTAATAAATAATGGAGCAACCCATGGTATTTTTCTAATTACACTACTGTCTTTTATATACCCAAAGCCTGGAACATTTATTCGTTGTTGACTAAGTGCATGTTGTGCCACTCCATCAGAAGTATTTTCTACTACACCTTCTTGATATTCTGTCATAATATTAACTCAAAATGAGGCATATCTACTCTAGACTTCCAATCACCACCCCATTTAATTGCTATTCCAAGAGAATTAGCAATTCGTTTTACTATCTTCGCTAACTCTGTAAAAGCTTTATAATTATCCCAATCAACTGGGTAGGGTGCTATGTCAATTGCAGTACTAGGTAAACTATTGTGTTTAGACTTATTAGTGTGTCCATCCTTATCAGTGACAGTTCTACCGACCTTTTTCCATTTACCGTCTACTAGCATTCTACCTTGTTTATATAATTTGTACTGTTCTTCTGAAGTTCTATACCCATACAATATTGTAAAATTATATTCTTTTATTACTTCATTCATTATTTTTTGCAAGTCTTCATGACATGTAGCTAGTTTTTCTAAACTTTTTTTACCAAATGTTGCCATTTATTCCTCCTGTTAAAAATATTACCATACTTATCATTTCATATTCCTTTTGAAATCTATAATAAGACAACCTAGTAAGAATAAAGCTAAACACACTGTAATAGTTTTTTCAGGCTCTAGTATCATTTCTATTCTTTATAAAACCTACGATAAACAAACCTACACAGTACAAAACTATACACAATACGATAGTTGTTTCTATTTCTAATAACATTTCAAGCTCCAACAACTTTATTTGCTACAGTATTTGTAATTAGTGTTTCAAGCTTATCAAAACGATTATCCATTTGAAGCGAAAGCACATTTATTTGATTATTTATCTCTGCTCTTAGAGTTTCTTTGAGGGCTTGATTCT